ACGATCACTCGCAGAAATCGAAGGCGATGGTTTGAGGCAATTAAGTCGAAAAAATGTCCCGATGCCAATCTTTCAAGGCTAAGGACGCTTTAAGGAGAAAACTATGTCAGCAACTAGTGCTCCATTTGGCTTGAGACCTGCGTTCCACCCCTCTGGTTTGGACCGCGCACAGGCTCTCGCTGGTGGTATTGCTTCTGGATACGCTACGGCTATCCTCAAAGGCCAGCCCGTCAAATATTACGCAAGTAATGGTCAAATTCTTCCCGTGTCAAGCACTGAGGCTTTCTCAGGCGCTTTCGCTGGTGTTGAGTGGACTGACACAACTGGTCGTCGTCGTGTGAGCAACTATTGGCCCGCCAATACTTCTTACATCACTGGATCCTGCGTTGCTTATTTCTATAACGACAACAACATCGTTTATGAAATCCAAGCAGACGGATCAATGGCTCAAACCACTATTGGTAATGAGTACAACTTCACTAACTTGACTGCTGGTTCTACTACCACTGGATTGTCACAATGTACCCTCGGTGCATCGACAGCTCAAGGTAATGCTGGCCAAGGTCAGATGCGTGTTGTTGATTTGGCCCCCTATGCAGACAATGCTTGGGGTGATGCGTATACCGTTGTTCGTGTTGTTGTCGCCAACTCACAATTCTTCGGTGCATTCACTGGTATTGCTTAATAAAGGGAGGTAAATCATGGCCGCTCCAATGCGAAGTACGGACTTTAGATCGATTGTTGAACCTATTCTTAATGAATGTTTTGACGGCGTCTACGACCTCCGTGAAGATGAATGGTCTCGCGTTTTCCGCGAGCAAGACGGTATTCCCCGTAACTACCACGAAGAGCCTGTCCTTTATGGATTTGGCGCCGCTCCCCAGTTGCCTGACGGCACTCCCGTCACATATCAACAGGGTGGTGTGCTCTTCCTCCAACGCTATATCTACAATGTGTACGGCCTTGCCTTCGCATTGACTAAAGTGTTGGTTGAAGACGGCGACCATATCCGTATCGGTCAAGTGTATGCTCGACACCTCGCCCAATCATTGATTGAGACTAAAGAAACTCTCTGTGCAAACATTTTGAACAGAGCCTTCAATAGTTCTTATGTCGGTGGTGACGGCGTATCGTTGATCAACACAGCTCACCCAATCGTGAACGGTACATTCAGCAACCAATTGGCAACTTCTGCTAACTTGTCTCAAACATCTCTCGAACAGATGTTGATTCAAATTCGCCAAGCTGTTGACAACAATGGTAAGAAGATCCGTTTGGTGCCCCGCCAGTTGGTGGTCGCTCCAGGCAACATTTTCCAAGCTGAAGTATTGTTGAAATCAGTATTGCGTACTGGTACAGCAAACAATGACTTGAACCCTGTTAAGTCAATCGGTTTGTTGGACGAAGGTGCCGCAGTTATTTCTCGTTTGACATCTGCAACAGCATGGTTCGTTCAAACTGATGCGCCCGAAGGCATGAAGCTTTTGATGCGTCGTCGTTTGGAGAAGACCATGGAAGGTGACTTCGAGACTGACTCTATGCGTTACAAAGCGACAGAGCGTTATATCCCTGGATATACCGATCCACGCGCAATGTTCGGCACAGCAGGCGTATAAGCCTAACGGGGAGGGGCTAAAACCTCTCCCCTTTTTTTAAACTGATCAAGCTTTTCAAGGAGAAGATCAAAATGCCTCAATTTTCAGACGACCTATTTTTAGGCCCAGCCCAGACGTACATGGGTCTGGATCTCAGCCAGACAGAAGGTATTTATACTGGTTCTGTTACTAGTACAACAATGACCATTACCGCTATTCAAAGCGGCGAGCCATTGACACTCGGACAATATGTAAGCGGAACAGGCATCACTGCAGGCTCTTACATTACTGCCTTTGTTTCTGGTAACGGTGGTATTGGTACTTACACACTCAGTGCATCTTCAAGCGCTACTGGCTCAATCACAATCACATCTTCAGGTGATGCATACTTGGGCGACCCCGCTCCCATGGATTTGGGTGTTGGTCCTCTTGGCCGTGTATACATTTGGGATTGTGTGCCTCAAACATTGCAAACTGCAAACATTGCCGCTTCACAAACAGCCTCTGGCGCTGGTGCTGTGACATTGACAGCAGGTACTTCTGTTAAGACTGTTGTTCGTCCTGACGGCGTAACAGTTCTTCAATTGAACACACCTCGCGCATTGCAAATCAATACATCAACAACTGCACGCACAATCACAGTTAGTGGTTACGATTACTACGGTCAGCCAATGACTGAAGCAATCACTGTGGGAACTCAAGGTGTTGCAAAGTCTGGTAAAAAAGCTTTCTACCAGATCGCAAGCGCATCAATCAACGGTTCTGCAACAGCAGTGACCATTGGTACCACAGACATTTTTGGATTGCCTGTTCGTTGTTTTGACGCTGGTTATGTTGTCAAAGTTGGTTGGAATAATACTCTTGCACAAGATGCAGGAACATTCACACCTGCTGATATGACAAACCCTGCATCATCAACTACTGGTGATGTTCGCGGTACATATCAACCTTCATCAGCGTCTGACGGTACAAAGCGTTTAGTGATGACTATCGCTCTGCCTGGAATCGCTGTCGGTCCCAATGCTACCCGTATCGGTGCATTAGGTGTAACTCAAGCCTAAAGGGGAATAAACCATGGCTAAATCAATGAAGGGTGCAGGCGGCTTCAGCCAAATGCCCAAAATGATGACAGATGAGCCTTCAGTTATTCTGAAACTCAAAAAAGGCGGTCATGTTTCTAAGAAGGAACATCACAAAGAAGAACACGGTCACAAGTCTATGCATCACATGATGGATGGCGGCGTGATGCGCGCTTTGGCCGCTCCTCGCATGGGTATGGCACCTCCTATGGCTGGTGCCGCTCCTATGAAGCCCTCTTTGGCAATGCGTCGCAAAGCCATGGCTACTCCTTTGATGAAAAAAGGCGGTAAAGCCAAACACCACGCTGAAGGCGGAGACATCGCTCAAGACAAAGCCATGATCAAAAAGGCTTTCAAAGAGCATGATGCCCAAGAGCACAAAGGCGGTAAAGGTACCAAGTTGCACCTCAAACACGGTGGTAAAGCTTATCACAAATTTGCTAAAGGCGGCGCTACTGGCGAAGCCATGGACAAATTTGAGACAAAGACTACCATTGAGCGTGATGAGAAGCCTTACCTCAAGACCAAAATGGACACTGCCAAGCGTGACACCGTTCACGGTACTGGTGCTGTCAAAGAAGGTAATGCAGGCGGTTACAAGCATGGCGGACACGCTCACCACAAACATGGTGGTAAGGTTCACCACATCTCTGGCCATCCAGAGGGTACTGAGGCACATCACAAGCACATGGCTAAACACCATGCCGCGAAGCACAAAGAAGGTGGTTCAGCTCATCATCATAAAATGCACGAGCACCACAAGCACTTGGCTAAGATGTGCAAAGGTGGCGCTTACGCAACTGGCGGTTCTGTTGGCTCCAAGATTCCCGCTGATACCAATGAAGGTAACACTTCAGGCAAGTCAGTAATGGGAGGAACAATCGAGGACAATGAACATTACTTTGAGAATACCGATATGCATTCAGCACGTCGGGACATTGCAAGTGGTACTCGTGGCGTGAGTATGTCTAATGCTGGCGGATTCAAACACGGCGGCAAAGCACACATGAAGCATGGCGGTAAAACGCACCACTACAAAAAAGGTGGTTCAATTGACGCATATGACGTTCGTGACACTGTAGAAGGTGGGAACTGGGAAAACCGTCCTGCTGACACAACACCCAAAGGCAAGACCAACACCAAGACTGGTGAGGTGAAGGAAGCTAATGCGGGCGGATACAAGCGTGGAGGCCACGCCGCAAAAAAGCACTTCGCCACGGGGGGCTCTGTTAATCACATGGGTTCTGCCGTGGCCATGCCACAAGGTCGTAAGCCTGCATCCAGACCAGTTCACATCAATGAGCTGTCTGGCACCTTCAAAAAAGGTGGTAGGGTAAAAAAGCTTGATGTTGGTGGTCCAAGCGGTGACGCGATCATTGATCGTGAAAACGCCAGAAGAGAGGCTGAGTTAAATACCACAAGGTATGAAAACGAGCACCCCTTCCGCACAATGTTTAACAATGTTAAAGATTTTGTGATGGGTCCATCAACAACGCCCGCAGGTAGCGTTACCAAAACTGAGAAATCGGTCACGGTTGCACCGCCCAAAAAGCGCGGTGGTAGTGTTAGACGTTAAATAAGGTGGGGGCTTCGGCTCCCACTCTTTAAGGAATCATTATGAGTAATGGAATCGTTGCTTCAGTAACTCGCGCAGGTGCGTATGAGCCATTTGATTTGCAAGTAGCTCGCGGTCAAATTTATGGACACAGTGTTGTTAGTTTATTTGGTTATAACGGTGGTATTACATCGTCAACAGCCCCTACAACTGCACCAATTCCAATGTGGGAAAATGCCACTGCATATACTTTTCCATCATCAGCGGCAACTTTGACTGTTGTTAGTTCATCTGCATCAGACAATACGTCAGCTTCTGTTTTAATTACTGGATTAGATGCAAGTTATAACCCTCTTTCAGAAACTTTGTTTTTGAACGGTACAAGTAATGTTACATCGGTTAATAGTTACTACAGAGTTAATGGTGTAAATTTAGTATCTGCTGGTACAAGCCAAGTTACTAATGTAGGAACAATTACCTTTAAACAAAGTACAAATATTGTTGCTCAAATAAACCCTAAAGTTGGTAAAAATCAAGCGAGCATTTATTCTGTTCCTAATGGGTATACATTTTATTTGAATGTAGTAGAAGTTAATTCTGATAATACATTGGGCAGTGGTAATGGAATGTATTACAACGTTCAACAAACAGTAAATGGTGTTCAATACAATGTATTGACTCAAGGCTTTAGTTCAGTGTATGTAATTGACAGATCGTCAGCTCCATTTGCATACCCACAAAAATCCGATATTCAATGGCAAATTGCTACAACTAGTTCAACTGCTATTTTGTCTGGGGCAATTATTATTGGTAAATTGATTCAAAACAATAATTCTGTAACGGGCGTTGGTACATAATGCCAAGCAAATCACCTGCTCAACATCGATTGATGGAGGCCGCCGCCCATACCAAAGGTGGGTTTGGTGGCGTTCCACAAAAAGTTGGCAAAGAGTTTGTAAAAGCTGACAAGGAGAAGAAGATGGCCAAAGGCGGACTTTATGCCAATATCCATGCTAAACAGGAACGGATAGCCCATGGATCAAAGGAAAAGATGAGAAAGCCAGGGGCACCAGGCGCTCCTACAGCCGAGGCATTCAAAGAATCAGCCAAGACAGCAAAGCACAAAGAGGGTGGTCCTTCTTTGGCTGTTGGACGCGGTGAAAAGCTCTCTGTTGAAAAGGGAGCTGGCTTGACGGCCAAAGGTAGGGCAAAATATAACCGTGAGACTGGGAGCCATTTGAAGGCACCACAGCCTCAAGGCGGCGCGAGAAAAGATTCGTTTTGTGCAAGAATGTCTGGGGTAGTAAAGCACGCATCTGGGGACGCGCCAAGAGCAAAAGCGTCACTGAAGCGGTGGAATTGTCCTGGTTGGTAAGGGTAGATCATGGCATTTTCAGGAACGACAAGTCAGACTATTGTCAGCGTTCAAACCGTCATCGATCATGCGGTTCGTCGTTGCGGTAAATTAGCTGAAGAAACCACTTCAGAACAGCAAGTTGCCGCCAGAGAAAACTTGTATTTTCTCTTGTCCAACATGATGAACCGCGGCATTCAATACTTTGCCCTCTATAAGACTGTAATCGGCCTTGTAGCGAATCAATACGAGTACTTGCTACCTGTGGGTGCCAATGACGCATTAAACGTCTTGTATCGCCAAATGGCCCAGCCTTCAGGCAATTACACATCGAGTGCAGGTGGAGTCGTTTCTAACCTGTATGATAACAACACCAACACTTATTGCCAGCAGAATTCGCCAAATGGCAACTTTGAGGTGATCTACGGGACCAACAATCCTCAGTACATTGGTTCAATTGGGTTCATGCCCTACATTGCCAACTTTGGAACGGCCACTTGGAACTACCAATTGCAGGCGTCTCTTGATGGTACCAACTGGCAAACGCTTTACACTGGCACAAATGTGGCTGTAACTGATGGCCAATGGGTATGGCAAGACATCGACCCAGGGGCAAACGTCAGCTACTACCGCATGGTGGCCACAAATGGCACAACTTTGGCGCTGAGAGAGCTTTATTTAGGTAATAATAGCCGTGAAATCGAAATGTCACGCCTAAATAGAGATGATTACACCAACTTACCCAACAAAAACTTCACTGCGAACCAGCCATTCCAGTATTATTTCCAAAGAACTATCAATCAGCCCACAATTACACTGTGGCCAGTCCCAAATACTTCATTTGTACAGGCAACAGTATGGTACTCAGCCTACATTGAGGACGTTGGATCCTTATCTGGACAGTTGGCAATACCTCAAAGATGGTATGAGGCTGTGATTTTCATGCTGGCTCACCGTATGAGCTTGGAATTGCCTGCGGTTGACCCCACTCGGATAGCATATCTTGAGAAAATGGCTGACAAATTCCTCTACGACGTCGAGCAAGAAGAGCGTGACAAGTCGCCTGAGTACTTTGCACCAAATATTTCAGTCTATACGAGGTAATCATGCCTTTATTCTTAGACACACGCGGCTATTCAGACATTGCAATCGCGGTATGCGACCGTTGCAAGATGAAACGCCCCCATGCGGAGTTGAGTGCGGACTTTAACTTCCCTGGCCTGCGGGTGTGTGAGCAAGGATGCAAAGACGAAAAGGACCCCTATCGTTTGGCCGCCAGAAGGACTGAGCGGATTAACATTCGTTTTCCAAGGCCAGATGAGAACATTGCTGTGGTGCCAGACGCCATTGATACCACTGGAAATAGTCAGTGGGATTTGTCGCCTGAACAGAACACGCAAAACCCCGAAGACAACGGAAACCTAGATACACTCAGTCCATCACCAGGGCAATAAAACATGGCAAACGGATTTACTTATTGTTGGTCAGATCACTCAACAGCAAAAGTTTATGTTGGTGTTCACTTGGGTAATCCAGATGATGGATATATTTGTTCATCAAAAACTATGTTGTCTGAATTTAAAAATAGGCCAAATGATTTTACAAGAGAAATTTTATTTTCTGGCCCATATGATGAGTGTGCAAAATTTGAAGTTTGTTTAATTAAAGCATTGTTTAAAACAGATTCCAAAACTTATTACAACAGATCTGTTGGAAAAAAAATATTATTTGATGATTATATTAAAGAAAAAATTAGCAAAAAACTAATTGGAAACCAAAATGGCCTTGGTTCAATTGGCCCATG